GATACTATATTATGACCACTTAATGCGCCATTCAAATTTTTAGTTCCAATTGATTTAAAAGGACTTACATTCTGATTGGTAGAAAGAGTTATAGAATAATCAACATACTTAATTAAATTACTTTTTATTTCTGTTAATTCATCTCCCACATTAGTTGCTTCCCAATGTGTAGGATCCCAGACTTCAGGCGGATTTGTAGGTACAATATTTTTCTGCAAAGTATTATCTTTAATACAATAATCACCTGCTGCATATGTATGTAATTCATCATATATATCAGATGTCAAATCAGATACATCCTGCTGAGTAATAAGTCCAGTTACCCATCCACAATCTTCTGTAGGCCTAGCATCTGTTATATTAGCTTCTTCTACAGAGACATCTCCTGCATTTACTCTAACCCAGGCAAGACATAACTCATATATCAATTCACTCTGAGTCAATGTTGGCTTTACAGGTTCAGCTGCAGGAGTTCCATCTATTGTATCCAATTTCATTAATCGGTTATCAACATCAAGCCTCATAACAACTGCTGTATATCTGTCATAAGATGGATCACTACCTGTAATAGGCAAACTAACAGCTGCATCATTACTTAACCATTTACAATTAATTACTCCTCTACCTGATAACACTCTTACATTCATGCCTTCATCAGGTTCAACTGCTAGAGCATTTCCTACTGAAGCATAAACACCATTTCCTATTAAGCCTTCAAAGTATTCTGACATCTGATCTGCATCATATTTGCGATCACCTTCTACCGAATTAAAGAATCCGTATGTTACCATTTTACTCTACCTCCCATTCTGAGAATGTCGGAACTATTGATGTTCCATTTTCATCTTCTGCATATATTACTTCTATAATCCTTGAAGAAGCCTCGATTCCATATTCTGTCCTTACTTCAACAATGTCTCCAAGGAAAAAGTCTTTATTGATCTTATATATTCCCTCAGTTCCAACATTACAATCAAACTCATATAGCTTAATCTGGCTTAATTCTTGCTTTGCTAAATCCTTTAGAACTGCATAATACTGGGCATCTGTAAGTGTAGTTTCTCCCTCTTTACTTGACATTGAACTATCAATGAACCGCTCCATCCTATTAAATCCTTTTACATCTAATGGATTATATGATGTATTCTTTCTTGATGTTCCAGCAGCATTATCTTCTCCAAATATATAAGCCATGTTCTGATACTTAGAATTATACATTTTATAGCTAGAATTAAATAAGTTGTCATAGTCTTTACTGAATATGATAGGAATGTTTTCACTCTGATCCAAGGTTCTATCTTCCCCTTTATACAGAGTAAAATGATATTCACCATCCTTGATATAAACATCCCATCCCCATCCATAAGTTTTGCAAATTTCCTCTAGCCATTCAGCTAGATTTTCTCCCAAAACCTGAATATTAATCGTGTTTGTGTATCCCTTAGCTTCATCCAGTACAAAATTTGTGATTTCCTTATCAGCATAAGCTCCTGTACTGGTACAGAAACTTAATGATAATATCTCTCTCACCTTTGTTTCAGCAGTACCCACTAAGAAGGATCTCCAACTAATAACTCTTTTTTTAAGGATTTCATTTTTTAAGCTCTTGCCTTTTACCTTCAGGAGGCTTCCATCTTCATTGTCATAAATAATTTCTATATCCTGTATTGCCATTACATTATTATAGATACTATTCTTATAATCTTCTTCTCTAATCAGATAATTACCAGCTTTTAATAGTTCGATATTATTCAGAGTTGCAGATGTAATTAATTCAAATTCACCCTGGCCATAATATTGAACCGCCCATACTACTGACTTATAAGATTCAAGCAATCCTATGGTTTCAATAGAAGCAGCTTCCCCATCCAGTTGGCTATCTCTCATTACATATATCATTTATACGCCCTCATATAATGTTTTTACTTTTACCACTCCATCAAGACTCTTTTCAGATCCCTCTTCACATAGCAAGTAAAAAACGTTTTCACCTGGCCATATCTTTAGCCAGGTCGAATTAGGTATAAGATAATTAATATAATTGGTCTCTACTCCATATATATCCCTTTTAATGATTGATTTTTCTTTATCTATAGTATCTATAACCAATTCTTCATTAGGACTCAATGTAGTATTTATTCCTATATATTCTCCTGTAGTTACATTAACAAGCTTTATATTATTACAAGTTATTCCTTTTGTTTTTATCACTATTTTGAATCCTGTTTCTATATCTCCCTTATTCCATATAACTTTATTTCTGTATATCTTAATCTCAGAGAATTGAACAGGAGTTCTAATATCAAAAGGAAATTCAAACAGCTTAAAGTTATTCGATATATCTGTATCAATATCTTCATAATCTCCAAAATATGGATCCGGACATCTAAACACTAATTGAACCATTTGCTTTTCATCGAAAAAGCCAATAGGCATACTCTGAAGATATCCATCTATATACACATTCCTAGTTCCATTAGAATAATAAATTCTATGTTTTTTCTTAGTTTTGAAGTAAGTATATAATTTGAGCCTATTCTCCTCTGCAGGCTGATTAATTGCTAACGTTATAGTTATAACCCTTGGTATAGTTTTTGCAGAGTTAAATACAGCGCCATCAAATCCAGCTGTATTTACCTCATTTATTTGAGCATCTACTGGCGATAATCCATCTATATCAGTTACTGAATACTCGGTCATAGAAGTTAAATCTATGACCTGAGCATATTCGTTTTGTACTCTTAATGAGAACATAGTAGCCTCCTACATTATTGATTTAAGCATTGAGAGTTGCTGTCTTCTTGCCTGGAAGGTTTCCAATGCAGATAGACTCTTAGGACTATTATTAGTCTGATTCATATTGTAATTGTTGGTAACATTACTGATCACAGCACCAGAACCACTTGATGGAACATTAAATCTGCTACTAGAAATGTTTGCTGCAACCTTCATATCTCCAAAGAAATCACTATCTGAAGATAAAGCTGTTGATATTTCCTGTTTTGCAGTTGATACCATATTCTGAAAACTCTTAACAAAGGAACCTTTACCAAGATCTGAAATAGAATCCTCAACATCTCCTGACATACTTTCTATTCCATCAATAAATCCAGCAACAAGATCCGCTCCACTCTGAGTAGCATCATTATCATCAAGGCTATTAATTGCAGATACAGCAATTTCAGTTGCTGCAACAACTACATCCTTTACTTTTGAAACAATACCAATTTCATATCCTTCACCAAAGAAGACACCACTCTGCTTTGTAATCTTTGACGGAGAACTCTCTTCCTGTCCTGCCTTCAAAGCAGATATTGCACTCTTAGCAAGATTATATGCTTTCTGGTATATGCTTGATGACTTGCTATCCATACCATTGATGAAACCTTGACCAAAGTTTTCACCAGATGTATATGTTGCATTTGATGGACTATGAGAATCCTGACCTTCATTCAACTTATTTACCGCATTGGCTCCCATTCCTTCAGCAGTTGAATTAACATCTCCAAGATTCAACTTCATTCCGCCTACATATCCAAGTGTGAAGTTATTACCAGCTTCATTTGCTCCGGATGTACCACTAAGACCTGTTACAGCAGAATTTTTAAGGAGCGCCGCATTAGTCTGCGCCTTAGTCTGATTCTCAGATGATCCAAGTGTAGTGGCATATGCACTTGCTGCACTATTTGCTTTAGACGAAGCTTCATCAGGAAGCTTATCAAGTTCAGCCTTAGCTGCATTAACCATAGATTGAGCTTGATCAACCATATCCTGGGTAACTCCAGGTGTTCCATTCTGAATAGCAGTCTTTAGACTTTCAAGATTAGTTTCATAATCTACAACCTGTTGTTCAAGGCTTTCTCTAGAACTCGTTTCTGCAGTCTGGAAACTATACTCCATTTCCAATAAAGCTTCACTTATCTTATCAGCATCTCCGCTAATTATTGCACTGGATAAGCCTTCATAATTCTGAATAGTTGTCTGATATCCCTCATATGTTTCTTTTGCCTCATTCATTGCAAGCTTAGAATCATAGAGTGCAGCCTTTTCTTCAATAATCTGATTAGTAAGATCTTCCTTATCATTTGCAAGCTGTTGTTCAGCACTTCCCATATCATAGGTTAAGCCATTGAGTTCTGCATAATCCTCAACAGTCATATCATTTAGACTATTTAATTGATTTTGAAGATCATTAACATCAGATAGATTCTGCTCATACATTCCCTGAGTTGTAATATAATTCTGAAGAGCCTCATTACTATTTGTTATTGCTTCAGTATAAGCCTCTTCATTAGCTGTAAGAACTGCCTCTGCTTTCTTCGCTTCTATAACATCATAGATAGCTTCAACCTCTTCCTCATAGTTCTGGATAACTCCATCAACTAATTCAAGTTCAGTTCCTACAGCATCATTCAGAGTTGTAAGGATAAAGTTTACCCTATCCTCATAACCTTCTTTCACTTCACCATTTGCCTCAACAAGGTCCTGAAGTTCTGTAGCCAGACTATCATAATATGAATATGTTGCATCTATTGCAGCAACCTCTTCATCCCTTGCATCACATAATTCCTTATAAGATGCTGCTAAAGCATCAACCTTCTCTATCTGAGCGATTTCTGCATCTGTGAGAGCTGCTGTAAGTCCTTCTGCTTCTTCAGTCTTGGATGCCAAATACAGTATTCCAGCTGCAAGGCCTGCAACTGCTGCAGTAACCAGACCAATAGGAGATGCAAGCTGTGATGCATTAAGAAGAAGCTGAGCTGTTTGTGCAGCTTCTGTAGCAGTCTTTAAAGCAGCAAATGTGGAAATCATTGTTGTAATTGTTGTTATAAATGCAGCTATCTTACTAACTGCAAATGTAGCTATAAGTACAGTTCCTACTGCCTCAGCCACTGATTTAATCCCTTCAAAATTCTCAATTAACCATGTTATTTTGTCCTTCATCCAATCAATTATTGAGGACAATGTGTTTTTAATCTGAGGTCCATTTTCTTTTACTGTCTGCAGGAGATCCTTTGCTCCATCCTTAACCTCATCCAATATATCTTCTATATCTGGAGCATAATCATCCAAAAGGGATCCTACAAAAGCTCCAACCTCTGTTTTTACACCTTGCCATGCAAGTTTTATCTTATCCGCTCCATCCTGAGTAGCTTCATAGGTTGTGTCTACATTTCCTATGTAATCAGTCATTGCGGTTCCTAAATCTGTGAAGTTAAGTCTTCCATTTTGGCAAGCCTCAGCGATTGCAGGGCCTGCCTTAGATCCAAACAGTTCCATAGCTTCAACTGTTGCCTCAGCAGAAGAATCTGCACTTTCCATTGAGGTCTGTAATTCACTAAGAGCTTCAGAAGTTGTTTTTCCTTCCTTAGAAGCATTAGCAAGAGCCTTCTTTAATCCAGCAAGAACTGTTGAAGAATCCACACCAGATGTTTCCAAATCACCCAGGAATGATACAGCTTCTTCAATATTAAATCCCATATCTTTAAGAGATGCTGCATTAGTTGTAAGAGATGAGGATAAAGAATCTACAGAAGCTCCTGTATCCTGAGAAGTTGCATTGAGGAGATCCAACACATCCCCTGCATTCTCAGCTTCAATATCCCAAGCCTCACAAGCAGATTGAACATTCTCAATGGATGTAACTACATCAGTATTATTCAAATCCGCATATTTTATAAACTTAGTTGAAAGTTCTTCCAGGGCATCCCCTGTCAAATCAAACTTAGATGCAACTGTTCCTATTGCATTTCCAGCATTGTCTGATTCTGTAATAACACTACTCATTACATTTACATATGAATCAGTAAGTTCATTGAGAGCCTCGCCTGTAGCTCCTGTCTTTGCAACTATGATATCCTGTCCTTCATCAAAAGATTCATAAGCTGCATAAGCTTCTGTAGCAAGATCTTTCAAAGCTGATATACAAGCTTTTATTCCTTCAGCTACTAAGTTAGCCATCACACCTTTTGCAACTGTAAAACCTTCTGACATATCAGCTGTTGCATCAGTTGTATCTTCTAGGCTATCAGTAGTATCTTTTAAGCTACTATCAGTATCTTCTAACTCATCCGCAAAATTACCTGTGCCATTCTTACAATCTTCCAGCTCTGTAGAGTACTCTTCCAACTGAGCCTCTGTTTTTGCTATAGCTGCCTTCTGGTTATTGATTTTAATTCGCACATTGTCTGCTGCAGAAGAGTTTTCTCCATATTCTTCAGTAGTTGCTTTGAGTTCAGACTCTAACAAACTTAACTGTGACTTCTGGCTTGAAAGAGTAGTATTTAATTGTTTTAGCTTTGCTTCAAGTCCATCAGCGTTAGTTTTCCAGTCCTTCATTCCAGCTGTAGCTGCCTTGAACTCAGAATTAGCCAGCTTGACCTGTCTTGCAGCTGCCTGCATCTGAGATTTAAGCTGGCTTATATCCGCTTTAAATTTTGTTGTGCTTTCAGAAGTAGCCATATATTTATCCTCTTAGTACCAGTCATCACCAGCTGGCACATAAATCTTTTTACCAGTTTCTTTCTTTTTATTTTTCTTTTTGTCTGATATTTGCATTGTTCTTATATCCGAATATAGATCTATTACATCACTATATGACATATCATCCACCTCAAATGGAGATAAAGCCGGATATTCTTTACACAAATTATGAGACATCTTAAACAAACCTTCATAGAGCGGAGTTTTCTCTCCGCTATCTAGTTTTTTTCGTCTTCATCCATTGGAACTTCTTCAATCTTTTTTGATGAGAATCTTATAATTGCCATAACCACTCTAATAAGTTCCATCACATCTACATATTCCCAATCTTCTTCTGTCATGTCTGGAAAGCATTTAGATAATATTTCTATAAGCTTATCCCATACATCACTTACTGTCTGAAGGAGTTCTTTAGTATTATCAAGGCTTTCTACCTTAACCAGTTTCATTATTGCCCTTATGGTTCCAAACTTAATTTTTACCATCTTGGCTGTAACTGTCTTGATTACTTTGTCATTTTCATCATAGACATTCAGTTTAATTGTATTATTATTTGACATTTTGTATTCTCTCCCTTTATAAATAGCCGGAGGCCTAAGCCTCCGGCCTTTGATTGCTTCATATAATCAATTTAGACTGTTGGTGTCTTTGGTGTGATGCTATCTGGTGTCTGAACTGTACTAAAGAAGTTTTCGATTGCTGATGCAGAAATCTTATCTTCTGTAATATTCACATTAACAGCCTTTGCAGACTTGCCACCATTCTTAGTGAACTTATGAACAGTAAAGATACCTGTATAGCTCAGAGACTGACCATTTGAATCTGTTCCATCATTCTCAGTAGCATTCTCCTGATCAGGAATAGCAAATGTTCCTTTAAGTCTCCATACATAGATCTCTTCGCCATTAGTATTCTTTGTCTTGTAACCAAGAGCAAAATACTTAGTTGTTCTTTCCTGCTCAACCATCATTCCTGTTGTGCTATCAAAATACTGACCTGTGATATCTGCAAGAGTATCCATTGGAATACCTGATACATCAAGAGTGATGTCATCAGCTCCAGTGGAATTGATTGTTCCAGCAGCCTTGTTGTCATAGTACATAGTCTTGCTACTTGAATTAGTCTTCTTTGAAACCTTTGCAAGGCCTGCAAGTTCTTTTACAGTACCAAAAGTAAACTCATCAGATGTATCCTTAGTAATTTCAGCGTAAACCAGATCCGCTGCACCTCTATACTCAAATACATTGTCCATGGACTTTATCCTCCTTGTTATAGTCTATTTTTTTAATTTCAAGTCCTCTTCCTACATGAGAAGGACTATCGCTACCTATATCAAATCCAGCTGATGGAACGCTCCATCCACTTTCTTTCAATAAGGCTCTTATACTCGCTGTAAGCGAATAAGCTGTATCAATAGAAGTTGAATAAATATATATATCCACATTCCACTCAATTCCATAATTATTATTGTCATAATAATTATGATCCGGAGTTGCTGGATTCCAATATGTAATAAATGTATCAGGATATTCTGATTGATCAGAATAGGATCCCTGTCTCACCACTTCATAATTGAATGATTCCAGTAGCTCAATTAGTTCATCAATAATCATTTATTCAACCTCTTATCAATTTCATCCTGTAAAGTTTCTTTTATCTTCTTATTGATTTTTGTTTCATACTTCTTTGAAGTATATATTTCACTTAATTTAGTGTTAGGCTTCATCTTCGGTGTACCTGTAATGAGGAAGCCTCCAGCTCCTGGCTTTTCTTTGTCAAATCCCAGATTAACCTCTCCTATAGAACCATTCCATACTACTTCAGGTTCAACTATAGAAGCCTCTGTATTTCCTCTGGAATACGCTCCTTTTGCTGGAAGGTTAGCCGCTGCCATAGCTGTTCTAGTATCATCCTGAACCTCTTCAGCAGCTTCAAGCAAAGCTTTATCGAATATTTCTTTGAGATCCGCTCCAAGATTTTCCAATCTCTCTGCATACTCGCTGAAATTCGTATAATCTATGCTCAGCATATTTCCCATTAGGTCTTACCTCCAACACGCTTTACATTAAAAACAGTGGTCATATGCCTCATTTCAATATCTTCCGGTTCACCTTCTACCTCATATATTTTCCCTGACTCAGGAATATATATTCTGCATTCAGCTTTGATATCTGGTCTATACCAGGTTTCTATCTTAGCTGTGTCCTGCAAGGTATAAATACCATTGTTATCTACCTCTGTTCCTCCAAAGGTTCTAAAGGATCCGTAGAAAAGACATTCATCCTTAACTTTTTCAATATCCGGATAAGTCTTTTCTACATTTCCTTTTGATTTGGTATATATGGGAACTAACAATATCATTGGCACATTGTAATTAACAAATCGCTTATAAGACATCATCAACCTCACATCATAGCAAGCTGTGCAGCTCTCTCATGGAAATAATTTGAGAGCTTTCCATCACCTGCTCCAAGATTCCATAAATCAGCTACGCCACGAGCCATAATTCCTTTTGTTATATTCTTTTCTTTAACACCTGCTGATTTCAGATATTCCTTGACTTCATCAAAATATATCTGAATGGTATCATCCAAATACTCTCCTGTGATTCCAAGAGCCTTCTTCACATCTGCAACTGTTGGTGTTACAACTGGAGTATCGCTCATAGCACTGCCTCCTTATTTCTTCGTTTTTCTAGTACTAGCCTTTGGCTTTTCAGCTGGCTTTGAAGGTTTTTCCTTAACTATATCTACAAAGCCTAAGCCTTCTAGCTCATCAGCCCTAGCTTTATCAGTGTCATAAGACTCTCCAACTTTGCGGAGTACTTTATCGCACTGCATATCTATATACTCTCTTTTAACAACTACTTTCATAGTCTATCCTCCTATATAGTTGGAGTTCCTGCCTTCTTCTTGATAAGGAAGAATGCCTTTGGAAGAAGCATCTTTCCATCTACTACTGTAAGGCCTCTTGTGATAACCTTGTTAGTATTCTTATCTTCCCACTTATCAACTACAAACTCTTTATTTGAATTGATTCCATACTGTGAGAAATCTCCAAAGATACCTACATAATCGCCAACCTCAGCATCATCAATGTTATCAAGAATTGATGAATCAACGATCTGAACTGGCTTTCCAAGGAATCTACCTTCATTACTATCATCAAGAGTAAGTCCAGCAGCCTCAATATAAAGAGGTCTATCATTCTTATCTCTGAGAGTAGCAAGATGTGCATCTACTGTTTCTCCTGCAAATACGAATGTAGCATTCTTTCTATACTTACGAGGAACCTTAGCGATAAATTTCTGCTTCCAATCTACCCAGCTATCCATCTCATCAACTGACATTTCAATGACATTAGTAGATGCAAGATCTGTTGTAAGACGAGTATCATTAAGAATACCTGTCATCTGATTGCTTCCTGATCCATTGATTACTCCATAATCCATAGCTTTAAGGAATGCCTCTGCAAGAAGCTGAGCAAACTCTGTTTCAAATACTGAAAGCTTAGTGATGTTAAGGAGAAGTGTCTCAGCAATTCTAGCTTCACCGAGAATATACTCAAATGAAACATAAGCATTTGCTGTTCCAGCATCCTGAGTATCTGATACACCGCCATCAGCGAGCCAATGCCACTCAACACTCAGATCAGCAACAGAGAACTTAACTCCACCCTGAACATTAAGCTGTCTACAAAGATTATAGATATTTCCACACTCATCAGAGATATCTTTAATAATCTCATCCATAATAGTTACAGGAATAGCAGCTGAATACTTTGTTGTATTAGCAACTGCTGGAGATCTCTGCTCAAACTTCTCTGGGATTTTAGTTCCTCTCTGTACGAAAGCCATAAAAGCTTCCCTGTACTCAATAGAAGCGAGCATATCTTTGCTCTCTCTCTTTTCTTCTGCAAATGTACCAACTACATTGCCATTAACAAGCTGTGCATTCTGAGGAACTGCTGCTCTCTCTTCAGCCTCAGCCTTTGCTGCCTCTTCTGATTCAATGACATCAAGCTCTTCCTGAGTATCTTCGATTTCCTCATTAACTTCTTCAAGGCTTCTTGTGAGTTCTCTTACCTCTGCTGCATCAGTAGAAGCATCACATCTCTGCTTCAGACTTTCTTTCTTTGCCTGAAGTCTCTTCATTCTCTTCTCAAGATATTTCTTTCTCATCTTTGTATCCTCCTATTAAAATCTTGATTTGAAATCATATTTGGCTTTTGCAAGCTCAAGCTCTTTATCAGTGTCCACTGCTTCCACCTTCTGCTGTCTTGCAGTCTCCACTGCTGACCGAGCATTCTCCAATGCTTCCTTGCTTCTGGCATTTATGGAAGTGGCATCATAAGCAGGGAATGTAACCGCACTTACTTCCACCACAGAGCCTATTTTCTTAATTATTCTAGTTGGATGGTCTGATTCCAGGTCCTTCCATTCTTCATCTTCTATTGAAAACATAAAGGACATACCATCTATATCTCTTCTTTCAACTGCACTATATAAAGCTGCTGCAGTCGGATTATTCTTTACATCAAGCTTAACCCAATCAATTAACATTCCTTCGTCATCAACAGAAAGCTGCATAGTACTATTTCCATTATTTCTTCTACTTCTTGCAAGAGGAATCATCCTAGTATCGTGATTAACCAGGAATCTTACATCAGTGAGATCAGCCTCATCCAAAGCACCTTTTTCTATAATTTCATCAAACCAGCCTAAATCTGTTTTTGATTCATAAACTATAGGTCTTCCATCAATGATTTTTTCTCCTTCGTTCTCCGCTTTTTTTTCACGAATTTCAAAAGAATAGTACCTAGTCTCTAATTCTTTCTTAATTCCATCTTTTATATTCTCATCCATCTGTATTTTCTCCTTTACTATCATCTTCTTTTCCAAGCTGATACTCTGTAGCTTCATCTGCATCTATCCAGTTAAGAGACATATATCTTTTTCCTGCTAGTTCTGGCATAGGTCTAAGTCCTAATGCAACTCTCTTCTCATTCTCAAATAATGCACCTGTAGGACTCAGTTCCTTGATCATCTGAATAGTCTGATCTACAGTCATAAAGATTAATTCTTTAGGATAAAGCTTTATCTGATTGCCATAACTCAGTTGCCTCTGTGTAAACATCTTCTTTGTAAAAGCCTGAGATATAGCAATAATTAGAGGCTCTAAGCAACTCTGATAAAATGCGGAATATTGCTGTGGAGTATAATCTCCTGTAAGTATTGGAAGAGGCACTCTCCATGTTCTTAGAATTACGCTATCCATCCATTCAAGAGTAGACTTATCAACTAAAGCAACTTTCCTATCCATTGAAATATAATCATGCTTTAAATCTATAGGAAGTATTCCACTAGCATTTTTCTTCAGCTTTTCCTCAAACTCGTGAAGATTAGCTTCCATCTTTTCTTTATCAATCATAGTGTTATATTTCAAAACACCATTGACCGCATAGCTGGCTTCCATTGCTTTAGCTACGCCCTTAATCAATGTATCATTGATATTAAGAGCTTCCAGGAGAGCTGCTCTATCTGGTTGACCAGCCACATTACCACCCATATATTCATTAACAGAGTAGTTATATCTAATATGAATTACATCATTGTAAGAAATAGTTGATTCATATCCATTAGCAAATCTAAATTTTACATAGAGATTCTTCTCAGGATCCTCTATGAAATCCACCTGTACAGGTTTTATAGGATACAGAGCTTCATATCTTCTCTTTTCTACTGTTACATATTTTTTTGCATCCTCATCCCACTCTGTATCCGTCCAGGTATAATATGTAGGAATGATAAATACGTTGTAGTTAAGAAGGAGAAGCCAGGTAATCTTTTCAAGAAACTCTGATGTTGTCATCAGTGGATTTGGATAATTAAGAATGTTCTGAACATTTCCATTTACAGGAACTGGATCATCACCCTTCATTCTTATATGCGTTGGATTCAGTTTCTTCATCTCTGAAACTATGCAACAAATCACCTGCTGAACAACTTCAAAATCATATACATTTGTTCCATACTGCGAGAAGATCGGAGAAAACCCATTCAAACTCATTGCATAGCTTGTATTTACTGGTTCTTCTTTTTTCTTCCCAAATAACTTATCGAATAAGCCCACTGTCTTATCCTCCATTTATCATATTCTTAAAATCAGTTCTGAACCGTCTATACATTTCATACAGAATTGCATATGTAACAGCTCCATCTATCCTCTTGTTTGCCTCCTTCTTAACTATGAGGCTTCCATTGTTATCTACTTTTAGTGATGCATTTCCAAGGCACCATTTATCAACCGGATTATTGTTATATCTTATAAGCTGATGTTTAAAATCAGATTCAGATAACTTAATTGCATTTGATAATGTTTGAGCATTTTGCAGGATTATAACCAGTTCAGGATCACTTCCATTCTTTTCCCATCCATAGAAGCTCATCCTTGCGATCCAGTCCTTTGAAAACTTTTGATCGTATCCGCATTTCCAGAGCCGGATATTATAATCCGTATAGAGCGAATAAAACCAATCTGCTATCTGAGCAAGATCTACATCCGCTCCTTCTGTTACAGTGATAAGTCCTTGCTGTATCCACTCCTCATATTTTGCTCCAGCTTCTTTATCATCAGATTCCTCAAGCTTAGTCTGAGGAATAAAGTAATGCTGTAAAATATATTTGTTGGAGTCTCCTGGTCTCATCATTAATATTCTCGCAGAACAAAGGTCTGTGGTTTCTGCAAGGTCAACCGCTCCAAGTGCCATACAGCCTTCAAACTCACTTAGATCATAACTACATTCATAGTCATAATCTTCAAGATTCAACCAGCTCTGAACTGTATTCTGCTTAATATTAAAATCCTTACAAAGAACATATATTCTTGTTGATTTGTCACTCTTAGCAGCTGCAATCTGTTTTCTCAGATAATCCCACTTCTTTACTCCATACATTAAAGATGGATTTGATTTCATCCAAGACTTCTCATTCTGCCAGATTTCCTGTTCTGAATCTTGAGTATATAACCAGGGAAGCATCCTGAGAGAACTTTGGTCATCCTCATCATATTCTTTACTGATAACTCTCCTTGCAGCTTTCAGTTCTCCATCCAGATATCCATCCGCTACAAATCCCTCTGTAGTTAGATCTATGAATAATGGTTCATCCTTTAATGACTGTGACTGCTCTCCAGCCATTGCAATATCATTGGTCTTCATCATATTAGACTCATCCAAGAGGAATAGATCTATATCTCTTCCTTCTTTGTTTGTGGTCCGGTCTGATATCTTGATTACTTCAGAAGAACTAATCTTGTTATATATATGACTCTGATTTCTTCCAGAGTCCAAATCACGAGGATCAATCATCTCTCGCATCTTATCTATCTTGTTATAAATAATCTTGCTCTGGCTATCATCATTTGATGAACAGCATATAGTCTGTCCTGCATTACCCACAAAGAACTCTGATAATCCTAATCCAGCACAGGTTTCACTCTTTGCATTCTTCCTGGCAATCAATAGCAAAACTTTCTGAAATCTCCTGAGCATTGAATCACTCATCTTGAATGAATAAATAGCTTCTATCAAGGCCTTCTGCCAAAGCATCAAAACCATTGGTTGTCCATAATATGGACTCTTGGTTAGCCTTACGCAATGCTCCATAAAATCCATTCTGAGCTTTGCATCTTCCGTATCAAATACATATCTGTCATCTGAAAAATCTTCTGCAAGATTCTCAAGTTCCATCCATAGCTCTTGACCAGCTATTATTTCTCCGCTCGCAATCCTTGAATGATATTCCAGGAGAAATGAATTATCCGGAGTCCATATTGTTTTATTCTTTACTAATATGCTCATTCATCCACTTTCTCAGAGGCGAATCATCATCACTTGCATCCGCTCCAGTAGCTCTTATTAGTATCTTTACTATGTTGCTGTATTGCTGAAGGAAATCCTTATACATCTTAGATGCTGGAGTAGCCTTTTGTTGGCTATTATCTTTCGGATTTACTCTGATCATAGGAAGCTTTCGCAGCTTCTCCAATTCTCCTTCCAGGTAAACCATATCCTCCACTAGGGATATAAGTGAGATGTCATTATCAATAGCTTTAAGTAATTCTTCTCTTCTTCCCATTTTGCAATTCTTTCAGATTTTTTGGCATTATTTGCAATTCTTTTATATTTTTTATTATTTTTCCAAAAACAAAAATCTCATTTTTTCGACTTTGATGAAAGATGATACCCCTCCGACAGTCTACCCAAGGCTTAAAAATTTTTAAATGTGGGGGGATGTTGGAAGGAATTTTCCCCACCAGTCTTCAATATATTTTTGCCATTCAACTAAATCTCTATCAGAATCATTCATTAAACGAGAAATACATTCTTCTTTTCCAGTATCAATGAAAATATCCCTTGCTCCTAACTCAGTGCATATTCTTTCCCTTTCACCTTGGAATGGATAACCACCTATCACATATGCATTGTTCCACTTGCCTATCCTATACTTAACCGCATTCAGTAGTTCATCTCTTATCTTAAATACAACTGAGTTGAGCCTTGCTGGTTTTACATATCGCTCCATGCCTGATACACATTGCCATATGTTATCCATATCAACTATTAGATCCCCTTCTGACATAACCGATTCAACATAAGAACTTTTACCAGAACAAGGTGAACCCCAAACCAGAAAGACTTCTCTCTTAGAATGTCCGAACTTATTATGTATCTTGTTATGACATTTGTGATGCACCAGCTCAACGTTCATAGGATTTAGGCTTATCTCATAATCATTTATATTCTCATCAGTAAGATATATCTTGTGATGTCCTATGCAATCATAAGCTCTGACTATAGGCTTTCCACAATACGCACAGATAAGCTCCCCATCTTCATTAAGTCTTTCTGCCTTAATGTTTGTGAGAAGCTTCTGCCATTCTTTGCTTTTATAGAAATTGTTTAAGCTATACATTTACACTCTTGAATCCTTCTGCCCACGTCTTTGGTCCTACTACTCCATCAGCTGTAAGGCCATGAGACTTCTGGAACTCTTCTGTGGCTTTTTTTGTTTCGCTCTTGAACTCTCCATCAGGATAAGCTCCAGCTATGATCTGCCATATTGCTACAGCCTTTCCTTTATCTCCTGACTTTATGATCTGCATTCCATTATCCTCCGCTTCACATTCAAGTTCTCCAGTATTCATATCTACATTCCCAGATATGCCTGATACTTTTCCATTATCGCTATACTGCCATAAGTCATATGACAATCCCTTAGTGCTGTTACCATAACAGGCAAGCCACTTGTAATATCCGTTAAGCTTTGATGTGTCAATATGGTTTGTTAAATAATCAACGCTGCCATAGTAACCAGCTTTATATCCATAGTCATCCATCTTTCTACAGAATGCTATGTTCATATCTGTAATAAGACTCTTGGAAGGATTAACCCCTCTCTTCTTAGCATAGTTCATAGAGTCATACTCCCAGTCAAAGAATACTGGAAGAGATATAGAGTCTTTATACTTATCAATAATCTCTTTGCAATATGCAGCTTCCTTCTTTGCCATATCAACTGTATAAGCATAACTAAACCAGTAGATACCTACAGGAATCCCTGCACTTATTGCGCCTTTAATATATTCTGTGAATCTCTTATCAACATTGCCTTGGCCATATCCTGCACGAATAATAACTCCATCAATATTTCCTTTAACTTTATTCCAATCAATCTTTCCATTATGAGTTGAGACATCTATTATCTTCATAGCTTTTACCAATCCATTTTTTCAAACTTTTCTTTCTGGAACTCTAATTCTTTTTCCTTGATAATTATTTCTCTTGGTTTATCTGTCCAATTCTCAGGATCTAGATTCTTCAGGAGCTTATCTATTGCTACAACATTTGGAGGCTGAGTCTTGGTTTTAGTCTTAACAGTCTTCCCATTCTTTTCATCTTCAGTTACTTCTACTTCGTCATATTGATAACCAGTAGCAAGTTTAACCATACTGCTCATAAGATTAGCCACCAGTTTTCTTTTTCCTATCTCCAAAGCCTTAACTAATTCCGGATGCTCATCCTTATAATTCCTAAAGGTTGAATATCCTACTCCTAATGTCTCTGCTATCTGTTCTTCTGTCATAGTAACTCGCCATTCCTTAATCTCTTTAAGGTATGGCTTAACTCTGGAATCATATCTACTTGGTCTGCCTTTAGCTTTCTTTGTTGCCACTATGCATCATCCCTATCCTTCTTTCAGATTAGCCAGACGTAGCTTATCCATAGCCTCTTTCATATGTTTAACCATCCCATTCCCTCCGAGCTTAGAGTATGCATCATACATCTCAGAGAAGTTATCATAGGCTTCTGGTGGAATAATGCCATTACCATCACGCATATATTGATCATGCATATGTATGAGCTGAACTCTCAGAAGTAGCATCATTCCATCTTGCATAGCTTTCTCTCTGACTTCCTGTTCAGTTTTTTTCTTAGCTTTAAGTTGTTTATTGTCATCTATAAGGCCCTTGACTATAGCCAACAATAATCCTGATACTACGGACATTACTATTGAGACGATATAACTAATCATTCTCTTTATCCTCCGCTTCAGGTAATCCTGCAAATGATGTACATATGGATCCGAGTGCTGCAACTACTGCAACCGAAATGAGAGCCGGCCAATCTAAATCCTTGAATCCAGCTCCAACAACTATTCCTGCACCAAATGCCTGAAAGAATGTTTTAATTGCTCTTATCCCAGCAGCTTTTGCCCACTTAACAAAGTTTTCCTTCATCATCCAATACCTCCGATTTTATTTTACATAATGTATCTACATTCTCCCATTCTGCCTTTTTGCACAAAAAAGAGCGGATGTTATTCCGCTCCATATGTTATTTCTTTGTTATATTTTTTATTTCCCAGCTCATATCATCCACAAGCATTCTTAACTTACTAACTTCTTGTTCCAGATATTCCACTGTCTTCTTTGTATTCTGATATTCTTCACTAAGTTGGTTATATCTTATTGTCAATTCTTTAGCATCCATTCTTCTTTCCTTTCTTCCAGGTCATATTTCCTTGTACCAGGTCTCTCTATCAAAATAAGATTCAAATACAAACTTGCCATTAGATCTGATAGCCAGATACTCACTATCAACCGGAACATCATATCTGTAATGTTCAATAGGCACATCCACATCAAAACTTCTGGTGAATAATACAGAATGAGGAAGCCTAAGCTCTCCATACTCTTTTGCAGCTTCCTTAAAAGCAGAAAACTCTAAGCAGAACATATATCCAATATGATTCCAATCTATTCTCTCTTTTCTTCTATCCCATTTCCTTTTAGCTTCATCAAATGATTTCTCATGTTGAAATAAAATAGCAACATCCCCCAGAAGTCCACAAGGAAATCCAGGCACTTCTCCCAAAAGCTTCTTCATACTTTCTATATGCTTATCAGAATAATCCTTGTATTCTATCAGGTCCTCCTGCATATACTCTTTAAGATTACTGCAAAACTTAGGATATTCATCAGGCAGCACCTGAAGGAATATTGTTGGTGAATTATATTTAATATTTAATGCTCGCATCATATATGCTCCACTGCAGTTGTTGCTTATAATCGTTTTCATAATATTCCTTTCAGGCTCATATTATTGCATTTCAAGCTCATTTGATTTCGCACCGTTCTAATTCAAGTTATACTAAAGGTTTTGCCTTTTCTATTTTATCTTCTCTTATGTATTCAGAATACTATCTACTTTCCTAACCTCACTTAGTATAGGGCGCATTCCACCACTCAATCTCAAAAATAGCTATATTGGTGTCTACCATTTCTGTTCCGATGCAAGGTCGACAATCTGGAAACATAGCCATTATTACGTCTCCATTAGTCTTTTTTCTAACTTGCTCTGCATATTCTCTTAATGCTTGCTGATTTTCTGGCTTGCTCGACTCTATTTGACACGCATACCATTTATCAAGTGGTGAACATAAACAAGCACCATCACAATAATAATCACAATCTTTACATTCTTTATTCATCATATCTATTCCTCACTTTCTGTCTTGTACTTGTCGATAATATCAAGTACTTGCCTTTTAGTCTCTGAAAGCACATCACTTACCAATTTTTCAATACCTTTATCTGTTTTGGTGTCCTCAGTAATGGCATACGCCACCATTATAGAACCATATTCGGCAATCTCAGCTCTTATCTTATCAAGTACATCATTGATAACAAATGTCTTTTCTTCATCTGTCAGAAAATCCAAATCGGATGATTCTATATCAAAAAATCTGTCCGACCTAAATTCTTCAATAGGGATTATGCCCTCTTCAGATACCTTTACGATATATTCTTTTCCTAATTCAAAATTCATTCCTTATCCTCACTTTCTGTCTCATCTATACTTTCGCCACAATCCTTGCAGAGATTTGTTACAAACGTCACACATCCTGTAAATGACCATCTTTCTATCTTGTAATGCTTATAGGGTTCTAACCAAAATGTTCTTTCACACTTACTGCAAGTGTGGGGCAATATTGCAAATCTATTATTTTTTATTCTCATTCCTTATCCTCACTTTCTGCCTTGTATGGTTCTGGTAATGGTTGCCATGCTATAACTTCATCAAAGTCACTCCAAGCACCATTCTGATTTTCCCAGTAATTGTATTCATCCCAGACATCGTTTTCAATGCTTTGAATTTCAATAAATCCATCATTACTACAAGTCAATACATCTTTACCATATTTGGGCAACCTTTCACTTACTGGAATCCACCTTGTCTGCTGTGGTGTTACGGGTGATAAACTCATAATTCCATAAATTAAATTAGTTCTTAATTCATCGTGATTATGTAATATTTCAAATCCTTTTAAAAATTCAAGTACATCGGCTCTACTAATTGCATCATCACAAGGTTGCTGTTCTAATGCCTTGGTGGCTAACTCTATAAACATATATGTATCACTATCTTTAGTATCTTCATTCACATCTAGCCACATTTCACCAAAATCTCTTGCTTCTTCGTTTGTCATTCCACATCCTCACTTTCCTTATCTTCAAAAAGATTTAACGCTTTTATAAGTCCTACATAAATTCCCATATTGTAATCTTCTTTGCCTACCGTAATGTTTTGTTTTGCCTTTAGTATTTCAGTTCCTATTAGCTTTTCTAATGGTATTCCATTTGCTATTGATTGTGCAATCATATCCATTCCTGCATCACCAAGCATAGGTGGTTTGCTTTTGTATGCTTCATATAATTCTTTTGGTATCTTAATTACTAATTCTATATCTGCCATATCTCATTCCTCGCTTTCTGTCTTGTATGGTGCATCCCACCATTCGCTCTCAAAAACAGCTATATCGGTGTCCACTATTTCTGTTCCAATGCAAGGTCGACAATCTGGAAACATAGCCATTATTACGTCACCATTAGTCTTATTCTTCACCCTCTTCACTTGCTCCGCATATTCTTTTAACGCTTGTTGATTTTCTGGTTTGCTTGACTCTATTGGACACGCATACCATTTGTCCATAGATGGACATAAACAACCACCATCGCAATAAAAATCACAATCTTTACATTCTTTATTCATCAGCGTTTACCTCCCTTTCTCGCTCTACGAATACTCCCCCTAGGTTTCTTTCGGGGATGTAAAAATTCATACCTCTGATAAGGTTCTAATCCATCAATCATATCTTGTATTGATACAAGTGCTGGTTCAACTCCTTCTCTTAACGCATTTACGAATCTTACTATTGCCTCGTCTATTTCATCAAATATATCTATTTCATTTAACTTATCGTTGATATTTATTTCATTCATCAGTGTTCGCCTCACTTTCTGCAATATCAATCATTGCGTCCGTATATCCGCAGGTATAACCATTATCACGAGCATTTATTAAATCTTCCTTGTAATGTGCCTGTTGCTCTAATACCTTAATAGCAAGTTCAAGCGCTTCGATACCTTCCGCATCATATTCTTGCGCATATTTATCAATCTGTTCTTGTAATACCTCTCTTGCTTCTTCGTTTGTCATTCCACATCCTCACTTTCCTTATCTTCAAAAAGATTTAACGCTTTTATAAGTCCTACATAAATTCCCATATTGTAATCTTCTTTGCCTACCGTAATGTTTTGTTTTGCCTTTAGTATTTCAGTTCCTATTAGCTTTTCTAATGGTATTCCATTTGCTATTGATTGTGCAATCATATCCATTCCTGTATCACCAAGCATAGGTGGTCTGTCTTTGTATGTTTTATATAATTCTTCGGGTATCTTGATTACTAATTCTATATCTGACATTATCTATTCCTCACT